TGCCGACAGATTGACGCCTTGTTGCTGTTGCGCCGTGCCCAGCGCGGTTTGGTACCCGGTGTTGAGCGTGTTCGCGTTGACCTGGTTGTTCGCCAAATTCTGCTGGTACGCGAGATTGGCCTGGGCGATGCCCGAGCGGTCACCGCCGAAGGCACCCGAGCCGATGGCGGAGCCCTGAAGCTGGCTGGCCTGCTGCGCATTGGTCATCTGCTGCCCGGCGAGGGCCGAGCCGTACACGTCTCCGAGATACGGCGAGAGGTACTGATTGATCGCACTGCCGTTTAGCTGGGAGGCATTCGCCTGCCCGGAACCAGCCACTGTTTCGGCTGTCGCCGCGCCATAGAGCGGCGCGGCTACGTTATTGGCCGCGAGGCCGGTGGCTGCGTTGTAATCGCTCGTGCCAACGTTATTAGCTAACGTGCTTCCCGCCGCGCCGTAAAACGGCTGCGCGGAGTTGGCGTACTGATTTGTGGCGGATATTCCCTGGTTCTGTTCAGCCGTGAGCGGCGCGACAAAGGCATTGGGGTTGGTGCTATATTGCTGGAAGGGCGTGCTCGCGACAGAAGCGGCGTTGGCGTTGACGGCGTTGTACTGCGCCAGAACCTGCGGCGGAATACTGACCTGATTGGTACTGGTGCTGTTCTTGCCGCCCATGGGGGTTTAGCCTTCGCTTTCTAGGTGGATGCGTGTGGATGCGTTGTAGAGGAAGAAAGCCCCTGCCGGTTTGCCGAGGACGCGCTCGTAAAGACGAACTTTCGCGGCAGTGCGTGTGTTCGAGAGGATGCCCATCATAAGCGGGATACCCGTGTCATCGGATACCTTCATGGCGAATTCCAGAAGCAACTTGGCCCGGCCGATCTTCTCGCGCCGGTACGGCTCGGCGACATAAACAAACTGGTCCGTGAAGGCGTCATCGTCGGAATAATCAATGGTGCTGAGTCGTAGAACGACGCACGCCTCGGCTGGCTTGCCGTTCAAGCCGCCGATAATGCCGACGATAGCGCGCTCCCGTGTGAGCCCCGCCCAAATATCGTTGGCCATCTTCTGCCGGTTGGCTTTAACGAAGCCGTTCTCGTGGTGGCAGGCTAGGCACAGGTCCATCACCGAAGCGAAATCGGATTGCGTGGCGGTACGTACGAGGGGGGCGTCCTCGGCGGCTTGGCGTTCTAGCGTTTGGGCTTCCATCGTGGAGCGTCCTTTATGAGGTCTTCGGACCAGGGAGGTTCTTCAACGTCTTAACAGTCTTGTGGCGCATCTGTAAAACGAATTGGTCTAGGGATTTATGCCCATCATCGAGATTTCCTTCGCCTACATGCCGCACTTCGCCGGGATTTACGACGAACTCGCCGCCCGCGAGGACCACAGGCACGCCCTGGTCGCCGTGCGCTCCGCCGGCAGCCTTTCCCGGCATCGGCTGGCTGTACGGCGTCTCTTCGTGCGAATAAGGCCGGGCATTAGCGTCGTACGGCAGCGCACTGGGGTCGTAAGGGTCTGCATCGCCGGGGCGTTTGGTGCCGTAGAACGGTTGTGCAAAAATGGATTTAGCCACCTTGAACCCGGCCTCGGTGTTACCTTCACCCATGGCGCTAACGATATCGGCTGGAATGACGTACGCACCAGACGGCACATGCACGGGCAGATGATCGGTGCGGCCGGATACTTGCGAGCGGATTGGGCCGGTGTGGATTTTGGTCGGTGCTTCCGGGCCGAGGCCGCTGCTCTCAGCCGGTTCGTTCCCGAAACCTGAAATAGGCGCGATGCCTTCTACGCCGGGGATGCCGCCGGGCGTATTGATACCAGTATTCGCCGGTACCGGCTGGCGAAGTGCGGGGCCGGGGGGCGGCTGCAGCGGGCCGCCTTCTTCCCGGTGCGCGCGGCGTGCGGTATTCAAGGCTGCCGCTATGGCTTGCGCACGGGGGTGCCCCGCTTTTTCCATTTCCTCGATGTTGTGGCCGATCTCGTTTTTACCGGGGAGGAGCGGCATGGTCAGGACGCCTTTGTATATGTGATGTTGACCGACTGGCCGGTACCCGGAACGACAACAAGCCCAACGCCATAGGTAAGCGCGGCTGGGTATACGCCAGCGGTGTCGGGAATGACCATAAGCGCGTTGGCCGGCAGAACAGTGTTCGTCGCGCTGGTGTTGTAGACGGTGCCTGCGGCCGAGCCCGGTACGACGACAGAAATATTAAAAAGGGTGCCGGAACCCGTCACGATCAGTGTAGGCACGGTCACGGTAGCAGATGTCTGATACTGAATAGACAGGGCCGAGGTGGCCTGCACGAGGTTCTTGATCGCGGAGAGAATATCGCTTAGGCCGATCATTAGTACTTCCCATCTGGCATGGCGCGGTAGCGCAGGTTTCCGAGGCGCCAGAAGGTGGTGTTGGCCGGTGCGCTGCGCACTGTGATCGCCATGAGGCGCCCTCGCATGCGCGGCGTGAGGTAGGTGCTTGTGGCGTTGAAGCTATATGGCCCATATACCACGGGCGGCTGGTTCGGGTAATCAGTGATGCTGAAGGTAACATCCACCTGGGCATTCTGCGCGCCCTGATACTGGCCCCATTTCATATCCGGCCAGATCTCGTCGATAAAGACTTTCATATCGCCTTCGTTCATCGAGAAGTAGCCGGTAGTGAAGCTAGACGCCATCGGCGCCCCATTCGCGGTGCTACCTACTTCGTGCTGATAAAGAAAATTATCGGTGCCGGCGCCAATGGGCGCCCCGAGAACGGATTGATCTGTCCACGCCGCGCGGCCAAGCGTTCCGTAATCCCAGGCTTGCAGCACGTAATTAAACTTCACGTATTTAGTATTGATGCCGTTCGAGCCGATTACCGGGAAGTACCATGCGATTTCATTAAAATAGGAATTCGTGGCGCAGCGAATCGCGCCCAGCTGCGCGGTATCGAGATCCTGGAAAGCGATATCCCAAACCGGACAAGGCAGCGGCTCCGGGAGGCCGCTTACCAGCACAAAAAATTGGTTCTGAGACATCCAAAAGACTTGGCCGCCGAGGACGCCGAACGCTTTGGGCGCGACCAAGCCGCAGCCGCGCCCGAGTTCGGTGAAGCTATAGATGAATGGTTGGCCAACATACTGTTGTGCCCATACGCCGATATCTGTCCAGAACAGCCCTTGCTGCGGTGTCTGGCCCCCGCCGATGATTTTAGAACCGGTGGGAATACGATATTCGCCTGCTTGGTTTGTCGGTTGCCCTGCCCAGACCGTGAAATTTTCGACATCGCACCAGCGGATAAGTAACGGGTCCATGATACCAGTAACTGTCGAACCCCACGCGACAATCTGCCGTTCAGGCATCGCCACAAACATCCCGGCGTTGGCCGGTGGTGCTTGCGCGATGACCGTGGCGTTAACGGGGTTGGTTAATGTGGTTTGTGTCGGGTCCCACATGAAGATGGGGCCACCGAATGGGCATGCGAGTAGGATATTACCCCAGTTGGCGAGAGTCCAATCCGTGGCGACTATATTGGTGGATGGGTGCGCGGTGCCTGCGATGCCGGTACCGTAGCCGCCGAGGCCGTAGCCGCCGATGCCGTAGCCGGAAGCGTTCGGAAGTGCGCCCTGGCCGGCATAGAACTGGAACGCGATGTTGTTGCCGTTCTCGAACGCGGTGGCGTTGCTCGTGGCCAGCTTAGAAGCCACGATGGTGAAAACACTTTGTGATACGACAGACGCGACCTGGTACTCGCCCAGGATCGTTACGCCGCCTAGCGTAGTGGAGACCAGCGCGGGGAAAGTGGACACCCCGGCGGTATACCCGTGGTTGGGCAAAAGCACGGAGACAATAGCCGAGCCATTGGCGGTGGTGTACTGCGGCAATTGCGCCCAAGTGCTGATCGTGCCCGCGACAGTCTGAGCGCCCGTCGTCGGGTTGGCATAGCTTACGCTACCCGAACTGCCGGTCTCCACTACGTCAACAGCATTATAGCCCGTCGGTGTGACACCTGCGATTGTGACGATGGCGCCGGAAGGAAACAAGAAGCCGCCGGAATACGTGAGCGTAGCGGTGGTGCCCGTGCCTGAAGCCGCTGTGGTTGGCGCGCTGGTGGTTGTCCAATATGCCGGGAGCGGGTTGCCTAGAACATCCGTGGCTTCGATAGTAAACTCGGTGTTGCCGTCGCCCGCTATGATCGGGTACAGACCGTAGAGGATAAGGCCGCCCGCTGCGACGGGGGTTTCGATAATCACACTATCGAACGGCGTTACCTCGCTCCCGGCGATGGTGAAGAGCACAAACGGACTGCCGGCCGTCGTAGTGACAACGGCTGTGGTCATGGGCGTGCTAAGCGTAAATTGCTGTGGCGTTATGTCGTTCGCTTGTAACACGGCCGAGGCATTGTTCTGGATAACCGTGAGCGCGGGCAAGCCGGTGCCGCCAGCCGAGCCTACGGCCAGATGCGTTGCGGTGTTGATATCTTCCCAAGGCCAGATATTATAGACTGTGCTGGCGATAGGCGTGGCGTAGTAAGGCACCCAGCCGCCTAAACTTTGAACTAGGGCGCGGCCAGACGGATCGGGCAAGAACCTTATGAGATTCGACGCGCTGATTCCACTCTCGTTATACGCCGGAGTTAAATTGCTATCGACCCCGGGTTGTAATTTTAAGCTCTGGTGCGCCATGCGCTAGACCCGCGCGGGCGAAGCAGCCGGCGCGGCCGATAAAGCGGTCCACCCGGACGCCTGATATTTTTTACGCGCCTCCTCGGCGCCCGCGTTCTTGAGCAGAGTTTGGTACTGCATCTCGTAGTTAATGGGCTGCTGCGGATCGTTGGCGGATGAACCCGACCAATTCCTCTGGTACCCTGATATGTACACCATAGCCGCCATGAGCATAAGCTCAGGAAGGTACAGCGAGATAAACGTCGTTTCGTTGGTCGAGCTAAGCGAGAGCGGCCGCTGCGCCCCCATAATATCGAGGGGGTACGCCTGATCCGGCGTTGGCCCGAGCAAGATCTGAAAGCTGTAGACCAGGGCATTAGGATCTAGGCCCTGGCTTAAGATCGCGAAATACTGCGGAATGGCTTGTACCGACGGATCGCCGTAGATATTGTCGATGAAATCCCGTGTCACAGCCAGGAGCGGTTGGCGCGGCGCCGAACCAATAGGCGCGCCCGGTGTGGTGACGACGGAAATATTCTGTATCGTCATGAACGTATCGACCGGCACGTTGAAAAAACGCTGACCGGCCGTCAGCGCAAACCCGGTTGAGCTGCTCGTGTAAAACGGCGAGATGGCAGCAAGCAGATCCAGATCGCGGTATATGCGGTTTTCCGCATACGAAATGGCCATCGGCAGGATGTTTTGAAAATTTATATCCGTGCTGGGGATGACGGCAAGCTCGGCGAGCTGCCCGACAAAGGTTGACGTACCCGATACGCTGCCGTCGTATGAAAGACCGGTAGTCAAGGTTGCGCCTCCTGAGTACCAACCTGTAACACTTTGGTTAGGCTGCTGTCCAGCATCAAGCCGCTATGGCTTGCTCGGCTAAGGCGGCATGCGCGGTATCCGCCGCCCCGGCGCCGAGAGCCGAGTTATATATCTGCTTCCAGTATGCTACCAATCCAGCTGCGTCATTGGCGGCGGGCAGCGACAAAGGGCTTCTGGCATACTTGATCCGGCACATGAACGCCGCGTAGAGCCAATTCCCCGCCAATTGTTGCGCGGTGGGCGCGCTGCCACACGCCAAGCGCCGCCCAGCGTCGGCAAGGACCGGCTCGTAGTCCAAATAGTTCCGCCAGCAATCGTCATGCGTCGCCGGCTCCATTTGGAAGGGGCCGAGCGCCGGGCCGCCGCCTAACTGGGTAACATACTCGCCGCCACCGGATTCAGCGAGGAAAGTATAGGCGAGGAGATTGAGCGCGGCCGGAGAGGTAAGCGCAGACGGCAGCGTATCCAACACAGGCTGAATGATGCTGTTCTTGACCTGTGTTAAATTTGTCACGCTTGCGCGAGCTCCAAGACATAAAGCTGCTGAACGAAGCCTTGCGTAAACATGCTGCCGTCAAGCCACCCAGACGATCCCCATTTCGTAAAACCGGTATCGCCATCGTACTGGTCAAAAACAATAAAATGCATACCCCACGACCCGGGCGTGCCTGCGGCAGTCCAATCGATCTGATTTTGTTGCTCTAGGGAAAGCGCGACCACGCCGCATACGAAGCCATTCTCCGCTACCGCGCTTTCTAGTGCGTAATCCGCTATATCGATGACGGTTGCGCCCGCCAGCCGGTACCCGGCAATGGCGTTCTGCTTCCACCAATCGAACATGGCGTTAGGGTCTGTGCCTTGATCTGTGTTTGGCTCCGCCGGATTATAGCCGGTCACCTCAGAGTATATGGCCAACGGCAGATCATTACTCAGCGGCGTGAAATTACCGGCCCTACCGAGCAGTGTTTGAACAGCCTGGCAGCAGCCCGTGGGAACGCAATCCCCAACTAAGTCATTGTGCCCCAATACGCGGGGCGTCGGCATGACTCTGCTGTACGCGAAGGGTGGGAGGGTTTTCTGCGGCGCCGCCGCAACACGCTGGGCGGGTGCCACCGGAGACCAATTTTTGTGCACCCCCAACTTCATCCTGGCGTAATCGGCGGGGCGCAAACTCATTTAAAGCTTCTCCACAAAAAGGAACACGATGCCTGCGACCACCGCCCAGGTGGTCAGTCCTATCGCAGCGAGGCGAACATATTTCATTTTTGGCAAG